TATGGGGGCGGGTGTGTGCTACGTGTGTGCACATACGCATGTGCGTACACATGGGCGTGCCTGGACGTGCCCTCGTGCTTGTGCGCAAACGCCCAAACCTGTGCACGTGTTCGCCTGCATGCATGCCCCCCCGTTCGTGCGGATGCGTTCGGGTGCGCGCGCGCTGGCGCCCATATAATATATTATCCCCACCAGAAACATTTCTCAGCAATTTTTACGGATCAGGAGTCATGACCCGTGTTGTTTCAACTGATGTGCCGAATCGATACCCCTATAACAAAACACCCCCCGATAAACGGAGGGTATTTCTTGTCGCTGTGATACGCGAAGCATGCGAAAAATTTTGAGCAAATTATGGGCCCTTTGAAAACTTTATTCCGACGTAGTATGTCTGAGTTTCTTCTTGAGCCGTTCAGTATCCATTGACGCTGATGCTATGGATAAAGAACTATTGTGTCCCAGTACGTCGTTAAGACGGGATGAAGGTACAAGAAAAAAATGATAAAGTCAATAGTAGTAAATACCCAATTAAGCAAAGTCCTCGTATGTAATCCAAACATCTCTGCCATCAAGCAGTTCGTTGGCTACCTTGGGATACATGTGTTGATATGCATAGGTGCTTTTCCCTATGAAGCCTTTCATGTCTGCACTGTTACCGACAAGTAAGCAACCCGCTGTATGCTCATCTGTGTTTCCAATATGGATTAGGATGTATTCAAACCCTGGTACGTCGCGTACCCATAGCATACCCTTATGCATATTAGGGAACTTGTCCTGGTATCTTTTATGAAATCCACCTATAGTGCGTAGGGTGACCCGATATGTTCCGGCTGGGATCCTGGTCTCACCCATTACCTTCTCGTCACGATGCTCGTCCTCTAATGTATAACAGAGGAATTCCCTTCCTTCTTTACTTTCTGAATACAGCGTTCCAAGAGTGAAGTCTTCTTGGCTGTATGTTCTTATTACACGTAGTTCCATAATTCCAAAGATAGTATATTTGTAATATGAAATATAGAACAGGAGACCCCAAGAAAAAGAAGAAGGCCAAGGTACGTGGTGTCGATGTAGACAAACTACCAGAGGGAAGAATCAAGGAGTTTAAAGCCCCGTTCCCATTCCGTAAACGCAAGAAGAAATGAAACTAAAGAAATCAAACAAGAGTGTTAAGGTGCCAGCACCTAAAGGATATCACTGGATGACAGAGGGTGGACGTCACTTCTTAATGAAGGGAGATTACAAACCACATAAAGGTGCTTCAGCAGAGGCTCCATTCAGAGTAGTATCTCATGACAAAGGAAAGAGCACTCCTGCTATGGAAGCGGCTCGTAAGGCTCGTAGTTAAAAGGTTCTTCACCTCGCATCTTTCTATACATGCGTGCTACATATAACCTACCTTTCTGTGTAATAGCATACCGCACCTTGTAGTTCATCTTAGTTTCATCTCTAAAGAAATGGTCTTCCATGTTCTGACTAGGCGTGAGTTTATCAAAGTGCTTATATATCCATCCTTCCTTCATGAGCGGGTATATATATCTGTCTGCTAACTTCTTGTGACTCCTACTCATAGACTCTGCTATATAAGATATAGTCCAAAACTCCAGGTCATATATAAAGAAAAGCAAGTCGACCTCGGCTCTTCCCAGATCCATGTTGTCCCTCGCGTCTCTGTACAGGAGATGCATGTTCTTCATGCCGTTCTCTTGTATATATTTCTTCTCAATCTTAGAGAACTCTCTAAACTTCTTCTTTCGGCTTACAGTACTTTTGGGCATATGAGTATCTTTGTTAGGTAAAAGTAATACTATGGCATCACTTAGTGGGAATAAAATAAAGGATACGTTTGACAAGTTACTCAAACTTGAGTCATCGCAACTTTCAGCAACAGAACAAGTAGTAGAAGATGGGGCTGGAAACAACAGTGCGCTTAAACTTTCTACTGATACAGTAGAGACTACTGGAGAATTAAAGATAACAGGAACACCTTCTACGTCAACAAGCATCACTAAAGCATTGATGCTCAACGGATCAGGAATTGTTGTCACTCGTGACCTCAATACAAACCCTATTGGCACTGCATCTATTACAGCGAATACTCCTCTGTCAGCAACAGGAAGCACGGTTGAACTACAAGATGCAGGAAACTTAGGGCAGGTTACATCTCCCGCTAATGCAGACAAGTACTTGATCTGGGACGAAAGTGCTAGTGCTTACAAATACATAGAGCAGGTAGATTTAGTAACCTCAGTCTCTACTCAAGTAGTTGGCCAGGGTCTTGAAACTTTATATGCAAGACCACAGAGTAGTAACGCTGTACCCACAGTCCACAACGCTGTGCAGTTCGCGGAAATATTTGGAGACTCTAACGCGACAGGATCAACAACAGCAGCAACATCATCTGTAATTTTTGGTTCAGCCAATACTTACTTGAGTATTCCACCAACCGGTATTTCTGACCCTAGAGATAATATCTTAATCAACGAGAAGCAAGGATTCTTTCAGTTGACCGCATCTATAGAGTTGGAGTCTACAGCAAACACAGATGTTACTTTCGATATCTATGACTATAGTGCCGCTTCAAAAATTGCAGAAACCTTCAGAACCGTAAAGAACGGAGAGACTTATCACTTGGAGTTCAATGTATTATGGTACAGCGATGGAGCAGCAGGGTATAGGTTACAACTCAGAGGGTCTGCAGGAAGCAGCGGGGTAACCTACAGTGCTGACAACTCACATCTTGAAGCAAGATTTTTAGGAACAAACACCTCTTTCTAATGAACCACAAGCAGAGAATAGAAGCATTCCAACTCATAAGACTTAAACTAGGGGAGATAGAAGAGATAATGGAAGTGTATGGAGGAAAGAAGCAGTACCTGTCTATGTATTGCTTTGGAATCTTTGTGCCAGAGTCGGATCAGGACGAGGAGAAGTACGAGATGATGACCGGGATGCACATGGCTACACCAGACGAATACGATTTAATGATAGAAACTGTAGACGAAGTTTTTGAAACACACATCAACGACGAAGAGGATGAAGGTGATTCAAGTACAATAGACTACTGGCTAAATAAATAGAATGGAACTTATTAGAAAAATCATCATCGGGACTAACCCGAAAGATGCTATGGCTTATTATGTAGGCCAAAGAGCAGGCGATTCAGTTATTGATTCAATCATACAGGACGAAAGATGTTTTGTTAAATACGGAATAAGGCGTTACCTTGTATACATCTACAACAAAGACGAGGGAACTATGCTTTGGAAGACCGTAGATAACATGCCCGTATTAATTGAACATGACTGCGAATTCTTATGATTGTAATTGACAACTTTATCAAAGACCCTTCCTTTATCAAACAACTAGAGGATAACAAAGACTACCTCTTTGGAGATAACGGATCTTATCACTGGTGGAACGGATGGTGGAACTCATCAGACGATACTATCAAAAAACAACTAATCTCTTATATCTGGAGAGACTATCCGATATACCCTTCAGTAAACCTAGATGGCTTTGAGTATTGGACAGGCCAGTTCGGAGAAGGCATGCCTAATGCAAGTCTTGGTATGCACCTGGATAAAGATGAGGCACTTTGGAAAAGCACTGGGGAGATTTCATCTCCGATTGTAGGTACCGTATTCTACCCTGTAGAGATGGATATCGACGGAGGATACCTTGAAGTGTTTTCTAATGGCCCAGAGAAGCAGCCGGAGCGCATACGTGCAAAACACAACAGGCTAATCATATTCGATGCAGGAGGAGTACACCACAGAGTTACAGAGGTAACACGAGGTACCAGATCTGCTATTGCAATCAACCTTTGGGATAAGAAACCAACAGGAGAACTCAAGGAGGAATGAGATCCCTCTATCACTTTTTAGTACGTGTACCTAAAGTAACCAAGGACACCATGGAGGTCAACGGTGAAGAAATGTATATCGACACCAAGTTTGATGAGTTCAAACACAGAACCATGGAAGGCAAAGTGGTTGCTCTACCAGCGAAGTTTGACACCAATGTTAAAGTAGGGGACACCATGTATTTCCATCACCACGTTGTGCTTGGTGGTAACCACATGATGATGAACGAGGAAACAGTTCAGTTAGAAGAAACCAAGAAGCGTGGTCAGTTCATAAACCCAGACGACGACATATACGTTGTCCACTATGGAGGTAACTTAGATCCTATATCCTGTCAAGCCTACGCATATAAATGCCAAGACACAGGGGAGATAGAGTTGATTAGTGACTGGATATTTATAACTCCAGAGCCAGAGGAAGAGCAAGAGGAAACAATAAAGAGTGATATCATTGAACTCATACCAAAGGCTAATCCCCCTAAAGAAAAGAAAGGATACATAAGATGGTCTTCACCTAAGTTAAAGGAACTCGAATTGAGTCCCGGAGACAAAGTTCTGATCAGAAAGAACTCATCCTATGAGATGGAGGTAAACGGAGAGAAGTTATGGAGAACGTATTTACAATCAATTCATGGCAAGATCGAAGAAGTATAACAACATAGATACCGCTGTACGTCTAATGCAGGCTATGCAGATTGCTATAGAGAACATGATACAGGAAATACAAAAGCCTGTAGACCAGGAACTTAGCGGTTCTCAACGTAAAGCAGAACTGCAATCTATAAAGCAGACAGCGGTAGATGCAAAAGAACTTATCGTTGAAAGAGAAAGACTCGAGCAACTTATCAAAGGACTCCAGCAAGATGGAGAAATCAAAGAAGAACGAGACTATAGCGGAGGATTCGCAGAGCAATACTCAAAGTAATCAAGTCTTCATATACTGGGATTATTAAATGGCTGGACTTGTAGAAATAGAAGATGAAATTGTAGTCAGTATATGCTCTGACAAAACCGCAGGCGATGTCAGTGTATACTTTGACTTACCCATACAGTTCCCTAAGCAACCACCTAAGAAGGATATTCTATTTTACGATAAGCCAAAGGCTGAACAATACTGGCAAAGGATACCGTTACCCGATGACTTAAAGAAAGTAAAGTCAATGGAAGAATGGATGTCTATGCCAGAGCAATTCCGTAAGAAGTATACCAATTACATTACTGAAGAATATAAAAGAAGACGCAATGGAGTATGGTTCTATAACAACGGGGTACCTACCTATATTACTGGAAACCATTACTTTTTCCTGCAGTGGTGTAAGATTGATATCGGATACCCATCCTATCTCGATTTCCAGAGACAACTATTCATACACCTTGACGCTTGCGTAGCAGACCCGCGATGTATAGGACAGGTATATGTCAAGTGTCGTAGATCAGGATACACCAATATGTCTGCGGCAATACTTGTAAACGAAGGAACACAGGTTAAAGAGAAACTACTGGGTATCATGTCTAAGACAGGTACCGATGCACAGGAGAATATATTCATGAAGAAGGTGGTGCCCATATACAAGTCGCTGCCTTTTTTCTTTAAACCTATTCAAGATGGTACGACCAACCCCAGGATGGAACTCGCCTTCCGCGAGCCATCAAAAAGAATCACTAAAAAGAATAAAACCTCATCAAGAGGTGAGGCTCTTAATACAATTATTAACTGGAAGAACACAACCAACAATGCCTATGATGGAGAGAAACTACACATCTTGTATTTGGATGAGGCAGGTAAGTGGGAAAAGGGTAATGATATACGAGAGGCATGGCGAGTACAACGCACTTGTTTGCTTGTAGGTAGAAAGATTGTAGGGAAAGCAATAGTTGGAAGCACCGTTAATCCATTAGACAGAGGAGGAAGGCAGTACAGGGAACTGTACAATGCTAGCAATGTAAATGATAGGAACGAAAACGGCAGGACAAAGAGCGGCTTGTATGGGTGTTTTATACCAGCATACGATGCCCTGGAAGGCTTCTTCGACAAGTACGGAATGCCTGTCATTGATGATCCCGAAAATAGTATTATAGGCTTAGAGGGTGAGTACATAAACTTAGGAGCAAAGACTTATTTAAAGAACGAAAGAAAGGGTTTGTCTGGAGACTCTTACGAACTAAACGAAGTTATACGTCAGTTCCCCTTTACTGAAGCAGAAGCCTTTAGGGATAGTTCTAAAGCATCACTATTCAACGTACAGAAAATATACGAACAGGTAGAATACAATGATGATTTGTTTCCCAACCCTGTGGTTACAGGAAACTTTGTTTGGTCTTTAGGGCAAAAGGATACAGAGGTAGTGTTTAGTCCTGATCCAAACGGAAGATGGAGGGTATCATGGATGCCCCCTGTAGAATTAAGAAACAAAAAGACACCAGAGAATGCGTGGCTAGGATGCGCTGGAGTCGATAGTTATGACATCGACGCAACAGTGGATGGTCGTGGCTCAAAGGGTGCTTGTCATTTCTTTAATAAATTCAACCTAGAGCATCCCTCTAATATGTTTGTAGCCGAGTACGCTTCACGTCCCCCGCTTGCAAAGATTTTTTATGAGGACATATTAATGGCCGCAAAGTTTTACAGTTACCCTGTGTTAATTGAGAACAACAAGTATGGTATCGCAAGACACTTTGAATCAAGGGGTTACGATCATTTTCTACTAGACAGGCCTACCCATCTCACATCCAGTTATGGCAGTAAAACAAAGACAAAAGGAATACCATCGAATTCACAGGATGTAATACAGGCTCATGCACAGGCTATCGAATCATACATACACGCACATGTCGGTCTTAATGAGGAGACACTTGAGTTTGGTAAAATGTATTTTGAAAGAACCCTCGAAGACTGGGTTAATTTTAAGATAGATGACCGTACAAAATATGACCTTTCAATATCAAGCGGGTTAGCCTTACTCGCAGCACAGGGGCATAGAGTAGAGAAGCCTAAATCTGACTTTAATGGCAAGCAGTTCTTCCGTAAAGGTCAGATAATTATACGAAGATAATAAGAAGTATATTTGCAACAGTAGCAATCTTAAGTATGGATAACGAATACAATAATGGACAATCTTCATTTCCAGATCCCCTATGCGGTGTCGAGGAGAAGGTGTCTAAAGGATATGGCCTAAGTTACGCGAAGGCTATGTTTGCTCAGTGGATTGGTAGCGACTATCAAAATTCATTGTACGGACGACGCAACAGCGAGATGGAACGCTGTAGAGATTATGCGCAAGGAACACAAGACACATCTATCTATCGTCAGATACTAAACTCTCTTGACAACAATAATGGTGACGGAACCTTGATGACGCTAGACTATACGCCAGTTCCTATCATACCTAAGTTTGTTAAGATTGTTGTAAACAAAATTCTTTCAAAAGAACCATACCCTCAGATCGAAGCAATCGACCCTCTGTCAAGAACAGAGAAGGATAAAAAGAAAAATGCAACAGTATTGCGTATAGAGAATCGCGATATGATTGAAGAAGCGAAGTCTCTTGGACTGCGCGTTAAACAAGACCCTGGACAACTACCAGACACACCAGAAGAAACTGAGATATTCTTAGACACCAACATTA